TAACCGACTTGGTTAAAAGCTTGGGTATTTTAGAAACGGCACAATTCGGATTCAGCAGCGATTATCTGCGCCATGAGTTTGAAGTTCAGACAGATGATGGCGATGCCGCCGTACGCGCAATCAATGGGTCAATCGTAGCCACAATGTCAAATAGCATCCTTGGCAGCGTTCAACTCCCGGCTATCGAGCGCCTGGTTGAAATTGATAAAGGGCTTGCCAAGAAATGGGGCGGCATTCAGGGCTTCTTGAACGACAAGAATCGCACAACCGCATATATGCGCTCAATCCTACAGCTACTTGCAAAAGCAATGATTTATGGTGATAATGCTACTCACGGCGTGCCTGGCGCGTTCAAGGGCTTGCACCAGATCGCCAAGGCTAACGGCAATGTAGTTGCACAGCTTTCCGGCGCTTCCGGAAGCAGAACATCAATCTTTGCTGTGCATTGGAGCGAAGGCGAGACCGAAGTTGTAATGCCGCAGGAAGCTAATGGCGACATCGTGCAAATCGAATTGGTCGGCGGCGGCACTCTTCAAGCTCCTACCGCAGACACTGCCACAAAAGCCAGATCGCTTGTTTACGGCGCAAACTTCTGGACTAATGCTGCTCTGTGCGCTCCATCGAAGGCGTCCGTTGCCGCAATCACCCAAATCGATAGCAGCCACAAACCCACTGCTGCACAGATTGACTTGCTGATTGACGCGGTTAAGGGTCTTGCTGATGGCAAAACGTTCCTGTATATGAATCGCGAAGGACGCAGATACATAAAAGAGCTTAAAAACTCCAAGCTTAGCATGGCTCCCGGCGATACCGGCTACAACACCGTAGTATCCGATTGGGATGGCATCCCGGTCGTCCTGGAAGAATCAATTCTCAGCACAGAAACCACTGCGCTGGACTAAAAAAGAGGTAAATAATGGCTTATAAAAATCGTTCCTATGTCGTGGATCAAAACTTGATCCTCAGTTCCGCACAGGCTTTGCCTAATAACAAAAGCGCCGATTCTACCAATGTCGTTGACTATGGCGGAAATTCTGGCGGGCTTGCCAAAATTGTAGTCAAGGCAAACACCAACATCGCTGTTGCAAACACATATGCATTGACCATTACCGCAAGCTATGGCTCCACCAGCACACCGACCGACACGCTGGACAAGGTGCTCTTTACCAAAACAGCTGGGTCAACTGGCTTTTCTTATGCTGCTGGAGACACCATCGTAGAAGAGATTATCCCGGATTCGCTCCCGGATAACTATCGTTTCCTTAAACTAACCTATACCACCACAGCCAATGAGTCAACTGAGAAAGTCGATGCCTATGTGGTGATGACCTAACACTCCCTCCTAAGCGGGGCGGTTTCCTCCTTGCCGCCCCGCACATTTAAGGATGTATAATGAAAACACTTGCAACGCTTGACACGATCTCACGCTGGGAAAAAGAGATTAATAACCTTGCCGGATATACAGAATCATGGGGCTTGATCTCTGTTTCTAATGATTCACCGGCTACGATTTCGGTTTCTAATAATGTTGCCAAAGGCATCTTTGCTCTTGCCGCGGGCGGTTTTTCTTCCGTTGCGGCAGAAGATAATCTTTTGACTATCCCGCCGGTGCAGGCTGTATCTGTCGCGCTTTACGATTCCGGAGATGCGCACATTGACACATTTGCGCTCAATGAAGGGCATGGCGTTTATCTCTTTGGCGCAAACGGCATTGAAACCGGAACGCTGTCAGACGCGTCTGCATGGACGGTGTGTCAAGCTTCGCGTACATGGCAAGACAAAGTTGATATTGCGCATCTTGTTGTTGAGAATGATGTATTGACAGCGCTTTATAATCGCCTGAGCCAATACACCGATTCCGAAATTATTGATGCAATAACCAACATTGACGCGCTTGCAATTGCTGTTGACATGAAAGCGCTGGAGCTTATCTATATGGATTTAGCGAATAGCGGATTCAATCAATTGTATCAAACCAAGGCAACAGAATACGCGCGCCGATATGCGGCTGAACTGCGCTCCGCGATTCAGCGGATTAACATCAATATCGATGGTAGCGCAAAAGATCCAAATCGTATAGTAACGCAAGGGATGTTGTTAAGATGAAGATTGATACTATCTCAGTACCGCGCACAAATTTGCGATTTTCGGTCAGCGCATCTGCCATGAAAAAAATCGGTGATGACGCCGTCCGCATGATGATAGACAGAACAAAGAAAGGCATAGATATTGATGGCATGCCATTCGCTCCATATTCGCCACAATACGTCAAATACAAGGGCGAAGCCGGGCGCGTTACTGATCCCGTTAATCTACAATTTAATGGCGAGATGCACCGCTCAATGGTGGTCGTGGCTACGAACAATAACGCCAATATTAGCTATGGCGATCGCCAGCGCGCATTGATTGCATTATACCACCAAACCGGGAACGGTCAACCGCAGCGCAAGCATTTTGGCCTTACATCGGAGCAAGCGCGGCGCATTATGGATATGCTAACTGATGCAATTCGCAAGGCGGTGAAAAGTGACAAATAAAATAGAACCGGTTAAAGATATTGTGCGCTCCCGGCTAATCGCCGCGGGCATCAAGCGCTGTTTGGATTATCCTGAACAGATTGACGCTATTGGTAATTTCCTGCCAATGGCATTCTTGCGCTCCGGTAATACGCCCGTAACACCAGTGCCAAGCGGATGTGTCCTGCTTGACTATGCGCTCACAATATACATTATCTCACAGACGGGAATCGCCAAGACAAAACACCACGAAGACTTGATCTTTGCTTGCGCACATAGCTTGATGCAAGACCTCGACATGGGCGGGACTGCGTATTCGGTAAATCTGTCAGAGCTTTACTTCAACGACTCAATTCCGTATGTCACCGACGCGCAACCGCAAAACAGCATACAAACAAGTTCAATAACATTATCAATACAAATAAAGGACTCACGACTATGAAAATGAAATCAATCAATGATAAGCGCATTTACGGCGTTTACGATGGCAAGGCGTATCTGCTGGACGGCGAGCCAAGACACTATCCAGAAGCCGTCAAAATGGCATATGCTGATATCTTAATTGACGCAGAACCTGCACCGGAAGCAGAGGAAGCAATCGAACCGGATGACAACGAATATGATGGAGGCTACTAATGGCTAACAGATTTGGAAATCAATACAGAATCGCTATTGGCAAAGAGACGAGTTACGGTAGCGGTTTCACACAGACTACCGGAGGCCCTAATCCTGTCGGAAGCGTGGCATGGACTGATCTGCTTGTGCACTCCGGCGTAATTAATATGACGCCCACAATAAACACTGCTGCAACGACATACAAAAGCGGATTGACCGTATCGCATCCCTGTGAAGAAGTGCAGACTACCACGATGGGAAACGTTACCGTTTCTGGCGACGCATCTCTTGCCATTCTCGAAAAATATATTGGTGGAGTGATGGTTGAACGTGCATTTCCACCGGCTATGGTGTTTCCCGCAAACACTGCAGACATACCCTCTTTCGTGCTGTATCAAATTTGGGATGATGCTCCCTCTGGAACGAAGTTCAAAGTTAATCGCGTCAAGGGCGCAAAATTGCAACAGCTTGTCATTACTGGCTCACAGGGTGGACTTATTCAATTTGAGGCGACCTTTGAGACGCAGACAGTAGAGCGCGAAGTTGAACAAAGCATAACTGGCATTGATCCCGGAAGAAGCTGCAGAACACCGCTTCAGTTTGGTGAGGTAGATGCGATTTTGGCGATGGGCAACGAGGCAACCGCATTAGACACATTCTCCATAACATTCACAAACGAGTTTACTGCTGATGCGTCCAAATTTGCCAATAATATGACGCTGTTCAATCCGCATATCATAAAACAAGGCGGCGAGATTAGCTACACCTGTAATTACGACAGTGCTGGAGCGGAAAAAAACCTAAGCATTATAAGCGATCCAACCACGATTAATGTCGACACGATAAATATAATGTCTGGAGAAAATTACATTCAGGCTATTATTACCAGTATCGCAACGTCGCTTGATCTGCCGGATGTTGAGCGCGATTACTTCAAGCTTAACTACACAGGTCGCATTATAAGTGATGGCGTAAGCAATGTGCCAGAAGTTTATATCACAAACGCATAGGAGATAAACAATGAGCAAATTCAAAAACTGTTTCGCTACGGCGAATGATATGCGCGACTATGATATCGTCATTGACGGTGAGATCGTAGCGAAGGCGCATACTCTGACTATTCAAGACAAGGCAGAAATAGAGCGCAAGAGCATCACAAAAATCTTAGATGCGAAAGGCGTCAATACGGACATCAATTCTAATGCGCTCATGCTTTATACCGTTTTGCGCGCATTGGATTCATGGATCATTGACGCACCGCTAAATGAAGAGAACCTTGGCAAACATCCGATGCTGATGGACATGTTTAATGCTGTCACGAGTCACGAAGCAGATGTTGCCAAAACCATGCGAGATAATGAAAAAAACTGATACGATCGGTGGAGGTCTTGTTCCGCACAGACCCCGCCGATCCATTCCGAGATAATAATATGAAAACTTCCATGTGTCGCCACTGCGAATTAGACCAAACCTGCGAAAAACTAAAGGATTACCCTAAAATCAGTCCGCTATCCGCGTGGCTGATTAAGTGGCATTATGAAATTGAGGCGGGGTTTGCGATCTATCCGCGTGGCGGCTCGTGGGAAAACCAATGGCAATGGTTCATCGATGGTCTCGGCATCGTGCGGACAACTGTTGCACAAGAAGAAATGCGAAAAGCTCAAGAAAGATCGAAAAAACATGGCAGATTATAGCGGAGACCTTAAATATCGCATCACCGTAGATGGCGCAGAAGCGTCACAAGCTAAGCTAAACGGATTGGGAGCATCGTTCAAGAACATAGCCTCAACCGTTGCGCAATCGGTTACAGCGATGGTGACCTTCCGGAAAGCAATCGTGTTTGCTACCGATGCAATATCAAACTACGAGAATGCGATCCAAGCGACACGCCAGCTTGACGCGACCCTGGTGTCCACCGGCAGAGCAGCAGAATTCACATCGGAAGAACTCAGTGATATGGCTTCAGAGCTGCAAAGGCTAAGCAATTTTGGTGATGAAGACATACTGCAGGGCGTTACGCTGCAGCTGCTTCGCTTTGATGCCATCAGTAGGGATATCTTCCCACGCGCACAGCAGCTTGTAATTGACCTTGCCGAATCTATGGGCGGCGTAGAAAATGCTGCAAGAACTCTTGGCATATCTTTGGCTGACCCGACTCTTGGTCTCACGCGCTTACGCAGAATAGGCGTGGCCTTTAATTCCACACAGGAAGCGCAAATTAAAAACTTTGTGGAGACAGGTAAAGTAGCTGAGGCACAAGCGGTTTTGATGTCTGCGTTAGAGGAGCGTTTTGGCGGATTGGCTTTGGCGTCTGTATCTGCGACCACACAAATGAAAAATGCTTGGGGCGATTACTTAGAAAGCGTTGGATCTTCGCTCTCCTTTTTCGATGGAGTCAAACGCGGCATTACTGCAATGTTGGTCAGTGTAGCGGGGGCGCACGATGTTACATCGAAATCCGCTCAGCTTGCTGCGCTGGAAACACAAAAAACTTGGGGTGAGGCAACAATAAACATTGGCAATATTATAGCCGATATATCTACCGGAGTTGTTGCTGTTATACATGGCGTGATCAAGGCATTTGATTTTGCCGGGAAGGCGATCCCCAAAGCGCTTAGGCTCGCTATGGATGCGTCGTATTTAGTCGTTGCGCATGCAATGAACTCCATCAATAACCTAATTGTCTCACCAATAGAAGGCTTGTTTAATGGTATTGATGCCGTTTATGCCAAAATAACTGGGAAATCGCTTGGTATTACCAATGCCTTTGATGCTGTCCGCATCGATGTTACCGAGATAAGGGCAGATGTCTCCAGTAGCGCAGACGATCTTTCTGTATTATGGGGAGATGTTAAGGAGTTTTATCGCACGTGGGGAGATGTTGCCAAAGGCATCGCGACAGGAAAATTTAGCAACGTAGACGAACAAATTAAATTGCTGCACGAAGGCATTGACGCACAGCGTAAGGCAATTGAAAACGGGCTTCTAAACGTAGATTTAGACAGCAAAGGTAATCTCGGCGATATGGGCGGTATGGGCGGGGATATTGCGCAAATTAAAAACTATTATGATGAGGAAAAAGAACGCCAGATGTCCGCCGAATTGGCTATGGTAGAATCCTTTGTCAATTCTGTTATCAATCTTAATCAATCTGAAGCAGATGCCATCACTAAAAAGTATGCGGATATGCGCACAACAGCAGAAGCATATTATGCAGACGGCTTGATGTCTGAACAGACGTTTAGCGATGCAATTACGCAAATAAACCAAGCAGAACTTGATGCCATTACAAATTTGGAAGCTAAACGTCTTGATCTGCGCATACAAACGCTTGGCAGCCTTCACGGTTTTGAAGACGAATTTTACTATGCCAGGATTACGCAGATTGACGCCGAAACCGAAAAGTTGCGCGAAGCAGGATTAGCAGCGATACAGATTGAGGCGTGGAAGCAGCAGCAGATAGCTAAGCTTGAAGAAGATATCCGCATAAAAAAAGAAGAATCGATGTCTGAATATGAGCGCTATGTTCTGGGCTCCAATAAGCGGATAATGGACACGCTGGAAGACTCTCTTGCCAACTCACTCGCAGACATGATTTCCGGGACCAAATCCGCGCTCGATGTGTGGAAGTCTCTCTGGGCAAACATAGCCCAAGCTATCATTGCAGAGATCAGTAAAATCATAGTCAAGGCATTGTTTGCCAATACGCTGCTAAAAAGTCTTGGAATAGCAACGGGCAACATTGCCGCGTTTTTCAAGAATTTAGCCCAATCAATCGGAATAGGCACCGGAGCAATTATATCCGATGATGACATAATAGGCACCGTGAACCAAGCCGATTTTGATCCGTTCGCGATACGTTCCGCTATCGATAATAATACGAACCAAACCACAAGTGCGCTTGATGAGCTGAACAACACAATCATGAATTATAGCATTATTCCACAACAGCAATCAATTGACCTTTCCCCTCTGGCACATTTATTGGATTCAATCATGTTGGCACGGCAGGAACGCACAGACCTCCAGAGCTACGGAGTAACCGAAATGATGACAAACACAGTAATCCGGCAAGAGCGGGATAATCGTGCGTTAGATTCGCTATCAGAGCGCATTGAAAAGCTTGCCACGGCAATAGAAAACAATAAGCCACAGATTTACACTCAGGTAATTGAAGGCGTCCCATTCCATAATGCAATTAGAAGAGCGGCGGCGGTGGCAAATGAATTATAGACTGATCTACCGCGTTTATCATCATTTCGGTTACTCCGTTGCAATATTCGACGATCTGATTGATGTTGATATTACACCCTTGAACGCGAATACTGATGATCTTTTTTCGTTCTCTGGGCGCAAATGCACCATAAAAATGCCCTATGATGATAACGCTAAATCTTTATTTTATGATAATGATAATCCAAATGCGGTTTATCCAGATTATATGCGCGGGCGGTTCGATCTGGTAGATTTAGACGATCCTGGTGATTCCATTGTGTTTCGTGGCATGGCAAAGCTTGAGTTCATTGAGATTGACGAACTGCGCTCAGAGATCAAG